TATGGCTCGATGGAATGGCTTTCACGCATGTACGTGGACGCGTGCTTGCAGCACTGGTTCTCGACGTGGGCGGCAGAGATCGTTGCGAAACTTGCGCCGTTCGGCTCGGCGACGTTTGACGCTGACATGATCTCGCGCCCGTCGCTCGCCGAGCAAATGGCGGCGCTGCGCACTGGCGTTGAGTCTGGCGTGATCACGCGCAACGAAGCGCGTGAGTACCTAAACCTTGCGCCGCTCGATGGGCTCGATGATCCGATTCTTGCGAAGAACATGGGCACGGGCGGCGGTCAAACCAACATCGGCGCTGACACCAGCGCGGGGAGCGTCGATGACTTCGCTTGAACGTCGCAGCGTCACCATCGGTGCACCAGCGGGCCGCACGCTGTCGGGCCTCGCGATTCCATACGGCAAGTGGAGCCGCGAAATCAGCGAGCCATTCAACCCGCAGTTCCGTGAGCGAATCACCCGCGGCGCGTTTGGCGACCTGGCGGGCGCTGATATCAAACTGCTCTTCAACCACAACGCGAGCGCATTGCTCGCTCGCACGCGTAGCGGCACGCTCACGCTCAACGACACTGCGAGCGGACTGCGCTTTACCGCGGATCTCGCCGAGACGAGCGTCGGCAACGACGTACGCGCGATGCTCGAGCGAGGCGACTTGAGCGGCGAAATGTCGTTTGGTTTCTACGTCGATCGCGACGAGTGGAACCCGCGACGCACTGAACGCACTGTCACTGCCGCGCGACTCGTTGAGTTGAGCGTGGTTGTTGATGCCGCGTACGGCGACAAGACCTCATCGAGCCTGCGGAGTGTTTCCGCGGCTGCCATTGAAGCCGCGGCGCTGCGGCTCGAGATTCACAAGCACAGGATGACAAGCCATGTCTGACGAACTGAACAACATTGAGAACACCGTCCACGAGTACCGGAAGACCCTCGAAGGCTTCGCCGCGCGCACTGGCGCGAAGTCGCACCACGTTGAGATCCGCGGCAGCGGCGAAGAACGCGAGAAGATTGCGCGCATCGACGCTGACCTTGACGCCGTCGAGCGTGCCGCGCAAGACCGCGCAGCACTTCGCGCCGCCAACGATCGAATCGCCGCGCTCGAATCGCGCATGACTGAACCGCAATTCAAGCCAGTTGCAACGCGTAGCGCTGTCGCTGACGTGTCCTCCAAGGAATACGCTGAACGCTGGCTGAAGGCCGTTGCGCGTGGTGATGCCGCAGAACTTCGCGTGCTCTCAACCAGCACGAGTGGCGCGGGCATTCCGACCGACATGGAACGCCGCATTGTCGAGCGCATGTACCAAGCAAGCATCCTGCGCTCGATCGCAAAGGTTTCGACGATTGACAGCAAGCGCACGATCACCGTTGAAGGCGATCTTCCAACTGCCGCGCTTGTTGCTGAACAAGGTGCGATTACCGCAGCTGATCCCGCGTTCGCGAGCGTGTCCGTCGTGCCATACAAGTTTGTGTGTGCAACTCAGATGAGCCAAGAGTTCATTGAAGATGCCATCGGTTCGGGTGGCATCGGGACTGGCATGCAGTACGTGGCCGACCGTTGCGGCGTTTCGCTCGCCAAGATCATGGATCAGTACTACACCGTTGGCACAGGAGCGAGTCAGCCACAAGGCATCGGCGACACGAGCAGCAGCGATTGGGCAACCACCAACAGTGGCCGCATCATCGCACAAGGCGTGCAACTTGCGGAGGACGCTGGAGCAACTTCGATCACGGGCGACAACATCATTGACTGCATCCATGCAGTTCCTCCGCAATACCGCGTCGGCAACTTCCGCGTGTTGACTTCTGACACTGCGATTAAAACGATTCGCAAATTGAAGGTCAATACCACGGACTACATTTGGAAGTTGAATGAGTCTGCGGGACTTTCGGGCGGTTCACCTGGCACCATTCTCGGCATCCCGTACTCGGTTGGTGAGTACGTTGCGACAGCGCAGAGCGCCACCACCACAAGCGCAATTCGTGGTTCTGCATTCTTCATCGCGGGCAACTTCGACTACTTCGAAATCTTTGACCGCACGGGTATGACGTCGATGATTGACCCATACTCAGGGGCAGCGAATCAGCGCACTACCATGTACCTCACGGTGCGTACTGATTCCAAGATCATGCAACCGGAAGCGTTCGCAGCGATCTACGGCCTCAACGCAAGCTAAGCATTTCTTACCTTTCGCTCGCGCTGGGGGGAAACCCCCGGCGCGGGTTTCATGGCTGCCACACCCATACCAATCGACATTCTGAAGACGCGGTTGCGCATTGACGTGACCGCCGATGATGTCATTCTCACGACGCTGTGCATTGCGGCTGGCGAGTTGTTGGAGCGTGAACTTGCCATCGGGCTCGCGAGCGAAACGCGCACGGCGAAACTCGACAAGTGGCGGCGTTTCATTCTGCCCATTCAGCCAGTGGCGTCTGTCGCATCGGTGACCTACTACAACGGAAGCAACGTGCTCACGACGATGCCGACGTCCGATTGGTACGTCAACGCAACGGACAGTTTGACGGCGCTCGAGTTCAAAGAGACGCCCGCAATTTATGACGGCACGTTCCCCACGGTGACCTATACCGCGGGATACACGCAGGTTCCGCACGCTTTGCAACAAGCCATCGTTGCGCTCGTCGGCGCGTGGTACGCCAACCCCGATGCCACGTCGGTGGCTTCGCTTGCCGAAGTGCCGCTCTCGCTGAAATTCATCATGAACGCGTACAGCGCACGTGGGGCGCTGAGATGATCGGTAGCGGCAGACTTCGCTTCCCTGCAACTGTGTTGCAACCAAGCATCAACGAGGATGACTTGGGGATGCGAACTGGCGCGTTCACTGACATCAACAAGACGCGGCCGGGCAACCCGCCGTTGTGGGTTGACTTGCGCACGGACAGCGCGAGCGAGCAGCAGTACGCCGACGGCGTCGCGGTTGTGCGCCGAGCCGAAATCCGTTGCCGTTGGAATTCGTTGCAGGATTGGGGCATCAACGAAACGTATCGGCTCACCGTGCGTGCTCGCACGTTTCGCATTCTCGGTATCACCAACCTCGATGAAGCCGACATGGTCGCCGTGCTTGAGTGTGAGGAGGTTGTATGAGCATCGAAGCCGCAACGCGTGAAATGCTGAACGGAAGCGCAGCGCTCAACGTCTATCCGATCACGCACGGGTATAGGTTGCAAAACAGCGGCTTGCCCGCGATCACGTTTGAGATCACAAACAACGAGCGCAGCGCGGTGAGCGGTCACTGGCTTGCTTCGGCGCAGATCAAAGTAGTTGCATTGGAAACGGGCACGGCGCTCACGATCGCTGCCGACGTTCCTGCGGCTTGCGTGCCGGGCTCGTACCTGTTCGGCTCTTACACATTCGACGCAGTGATATTCCGTGGCCGAACGGCCGACGCCGCATCGGTCGGCGAAGGTGACGAGCAAGAGCCCGCGGAAGTCAACTGCGAAGTGGACATCTACTACAGGGAGAACTAAATGGCAGCTCTTTCATCGGCGCTCGCGTCTTTCAGTTGGGCCGGAACGGCCGTCAACGGGCTTGGCACCGTGTCGATTCAATACGATCAAAATTTGATTGATTCGACCGACATCGCTACAGGCCCGCGAACCTACATCGTCGGCAACCGCGGATGCACCGCGACTATTGACATGTTCTACGATCAGGGCAGTACGGCTATGGCGGCGATCGAAACCGCGATCAACTCGGGAAGCGGCAGCGCTGCGGCAGTCATCACCTTGTCAACAGCCATGACGTACAGCGGCCAAGCGTTCGTCCAATCGTTCAGCGCAACCGCTGCAACAAACGAAGTCATCCGCGCAAACTTCACCATCCAATTCACAGGCACAATTACGATCGCATGAGCATTCGAGACGCACTCACTCTTAAGAATTGGCACGGCACGCTTCCGAACGGCGTCGCCGTTGAGCTGCGCCGACCGTCAGCGCTCGATCTCATCGAAGCGCTCGACATGTCGGCGAAAGATCCGCAGCGGCTTTCCGCTTGGATGGTCGCTCGGCACCTCGTTGAGAATGGCGCACCAGTGTTCGCGAGCGTGGATGAAGCGCTCGCCGCTGACGCGTTCACGGTGCAGAAGATTTCAGCGCTGGTGGAGCGGCTCTACGCCGAAGGCCGGGACTAACTGACGCCGCACGTCGGGTGCTACGTGTGGCGTTCTCACTGACGAGCACCGACCTCGCCACGTTGAGCGTTGCAGCGCTCAATGTGGAAATGGATATCCCCGATTGGGACGGCATCCGACGTGAACTCGATCGCCGCAAAGCGAGCAGGATTCAAGATCCAATTCCGACCGTCCAAACACGATTTGGAACGGATCGCGGCGATGGCGTCGGAACTTCCAAAGAAGATGCGGAAGAAGATCGTGCGCAAGGGACTGCGCAACTGGGGCGAAGCGGTCAAGCGCACGATGAAAAGTCTTGCGCTTCCGAAAGCAAAGCGCACCAAGCGAGATATCGCAGTCAAGACCAAGACCTACCGCAAGGGCAGGATTTGGTGCGGCGTCGGAGTCCGCAAGGATGGCAACCGCGTCGGTAAGCGTGCGCACCTTTACGACGGCGGCTGGCGTCCATTCAAGAAGGGGCTCGTCCGCTTGTCCGATGGCGTGGTTGGGCCGAAACCGCCACCGAAACTCGTGCGCAAGTGGAAGGGCAACAAGAACGCGCGCATCGTGCCGTTCTCACAGGATCGCGGTTGGCGCAAGGGAATTAGGCGCCGAGAGTCGGCGCTTGGCGCTCGCATCTACCGACGGCTTTACGTCACACGTTCCGCTCAACGACATCAACCGCGGGTTGTTGAGTTCATCAGCGATGCCGTGGAAACAGCTTTGATGGAGTTACCACGTGGCTAGTCTTCCGAAAGTACACGTCCCCGTTGTTGTTACAACCGAAGGCGTTGACGCCGGATTGAAGGCAACCGAAGCCAAGATCAAGGCATCGGCCAAGCGTATGGAGCGAGTGAGCGCAACGCCGAGTCCGGCGCAAGGCGTGCTCAAAGCGGGCGCACAGTCTGCGCTCTCGCTCGGTGGATTCGGTGCGATCGGCGGCGCCGCGGGCGCGGCTGGCACCGCGGGCATCGCGATTGCGGGCGCATTGTCGCCGCTTATCGTGGCGGGGCAGATTATGGAAACGATGAACAATGCGACGAAGGGCGCCACCGATGCGCTCGCGAAGTTCAAGACCACGGGTGAGCAAACTGTGACAGCCAACAGCGTGCTCCTAGAGCGGCTTGCGATTATGGAGAAGCAAATTGCAAGCACCCGCGGCGGTGGCTTTATGGCTGGCTTCATCGGCGGCAGCGCCGACGTGAATACGGGCCGAGCGGGCGGGGCAGTCTCGTGGGCTCAACAGATGCAAGAGGGCGCCACGATCGCGGGTGCCGGGCTTGGCGCGTTCCTAAGTGGCAAGTCGCTCGAGCAAATCCGCAACGAGATGGCGTTGAGTGTGGCAAACGAAGCGGGCGCCTCACAGATTCAACAGCGCATGGCTGAGCAACAGCGGATTGACATGGCCGAGGGCCGCGGCGGGATTGCTGACTCGATCGGCGCGTGGATGATCCAAAACAGCACAGTGCTTACCAAACTGGTACAGGTGATGTCATGAGCGGAAGCGGAAGCGTTTACACATGGACTGATCGTGTGCTGGATCAACGCGTGGCGCCGCTGGGCGGCGAAAGCGAGATCAACATTGTGCGCATCATTCGGCGCCAAGACGGCGCACAACTTGACCCGGTGACCTCGTATGAGGCAATGGTGACCGATGGCGCATTGCCGATCGTAGACTACGACACTTACGGCACAATCGGTTCGTGGCATCAATTCACGCGTGCTCGATCGGTACAGGTGCAAGCGCTCGAGAATTTCACCGCGGTGCAAGCAACGATCAGTTTCCGAACGAAGTACGTGATTTCGCCGTGCTCTACGGCAACTGCGATCACGATGCTTCCGGCGCAGTACTCGTTTGTCACGGCATCACGCAACCTAAAGTTGCACCGAATCAGTTGGTCGACAAACCCGCCAACAACGTCGGCAAACACAACAGGCGACATCGGCGGAACGTCGGTCACGGGTGCCGACGGCTTCGAGTCTTACCAAGTCGGACAAGTTCGCATTCGCTTTCGTGCAACGCAAGACGCGAGCGTTGTGCCGATCACGGCAGCGGCTACGTCGCTCACCAACTACAGCAACACAACCAACAGCGCCGCGTTCCTGAACTTTCCCGCCTACTCGCTCATCTGCGAAGGGGTGAACATTGAGAAGGAACCCGGCAGCGAGTTCTATGAGGTTATCTTCGAGTTCTTGTATGACAAGTTCTTCCACTTCTCGCAGGTTGCCACGATCGACGCCGACGGCCGACCCAAGATGACCACGGGCGGCCAGTTGTCTGAGGTTAAGTGGATTCGCTTGCCGCGCACCTCGACGGACTTCAACAACATCTACGCGGGCGATTTGGATTTGAAATCGTACGCCGAGAACGGGTACTGGGTTTGCCCGCCATGAACCGCAACGACGCACTCAACCTGCAACGCAACCAAAGCGATCTCGACCGCGTTTCGAGCGTTCGGCCGTCGTACGAGCAGCGCACGTTCGTTCTCGGCGTGATCACTAATTACGCCGTGCTTGACGGCACGTATTACCGCTGGACGTACACGTGGTCGGAAGCGGTTATGACGAACGCGACGCCGACGGGCGTGACAGTCAAAGCTCCCGGCTTGCAGTCAACCGCGCTAAGTATCAGCGAACTGAGCAACCGCAGCGGGCACCCGTTCTACTCGTACGGCGTTGGAAATACTTGGCCGGGCTCGTACGTGCCGCAACCGATCGCCATCGGAACGTACGTTTTGCTCACGCCGATGCGGCAGAATGACGGCGCATTGCGCTGGTTGATCATCAACACTCAAGCGATTGACGGAGCGTGCACATGAGAACCGAGAACATCATCTATTCCGCGCTTGCGCCGGGCACGCCTGAGACGTTCACGGGCACGCTCGGCACGTATACGATCAACTCGACGCACCACAACCTGACAGGTAATCCAGCAACGATGCGCATTTGGCGAAACGGGCTTGCGCCGACGGCAGCGGCTGACGTGACCGCGACGCAAGCGAGCGGAATCACGCCGGGAACTAACGGCCAAATCGTGCTCAACCTTGTGACGATTAATTCAGCGCTCAACGCGGTCAGCACAAGCGAAAGCGTGTGGCACTACTCGCTCGAAATTACGCTTTCCGGCACGCTCGTGCACGTGTGCTCGGGTTACCTTATTCGCACTCTGAATTGAGGATTTCATGCCGCTTCAAATCAACGCCTACACAACCGTCAACGCAAACTCTGGCGCGTTCGTTCCGCTGGCACCGTCGGTGCTCAACCGTCGCATTTACATTCAACCGAACACCGACATCATCGTCGCAAACAACGTCAACGGCACAGGCACCACTATTCGCTTGGCGGGCGGCGCACTCGCTCGCTATGACCTCGGAGTAACTGACCCGAGCACGTTCTTTGCCCGTGCAAACGGCGGCAGCGGCACCCAAATTTCGGTGTACTCATTTGACGCAGGAGAATCCTGAAATGGCTTTGCAACTTGAAGGATCAGCGACCGTTGCCAACGGCACCTACCAAACTTTGTCTACAACCGCGACGCCGCGACAGTGCTTTATCCAAGCCCGCTCAAACACGTTCGTGCGCCGAGTCGGAAGCGCTGACGCTATGATCGTTCTCGGCGAAACAACGGGCAGCGCTGTCGATTTGGGAGTGCAAGCACCCAATTCGTTGGAGTTTGCTGGCGTCTCCGGAACTTCTATTGTTTCTATGTGGTCACTGGACGTGGGTGAGCGCCGATGACATTCCCCGAACTTGCACAACTCGTCGCGCCATTCGTCGCCGTGTTGACGGCGAGCGCGTGGTTACATGGCACGATCGCCAGCCTACGCGAGACAATCGCGATGCTCAGCGAGCGTGTGAGATATCTTGAAGCCGAGGTCGAACGCCTCAGAGGAACCAAATGACATCATGGAGAACCACTACCGCCGGGATCGCTGCCATCGTCGTTGCTATCGGCACCGCAGTCGGCGCTTTATTCGACGCCGACCCGCTTACCTTGCCTGATTGGGGTGCTGTCGCTGCCGCGTGCATGGCTGGCATCGGTCTTCTCGCAGCGCGTGACAACAAAGTCAGCAGCGAGCAGGCGGGCG